CAGCCTAGTGAGGTATTTAACTTTTTTCCTCCTACTAGAAAAGAGTTAAAGGCTTGTCTCATAGCTCCCTATAGGCAAGTCGAGAGCAGCTTTGAAATGGAGTTCACTAGTTTTGTGGTTAGCTAGGACGGGTTCGATTCCCGTAGCTGCTTTAAGGTCGTGTGCTAGGCGATCTTGAATCTGGTGGTGGCCTTGCTTGCTGTCAAAGGCAAGTAAGGTCTTTTTTGAGGGATTTTTTGATGAAAACGACGGTACAGGGAGTACGGCTGACAGATTATCAGTTGGAGTGTTTGCAGAAGGTAGCTGATCGGTTGCAGATTGGGAAAGCAGATGTGATACGGCTGCTTGTAGAAATGTTAGTTGATGGAGTGATAGTTTTGTGACATTAGGCGAGATTAGGGAGAAGGAAATAGAGTATTGCCAGGATCATTTAGTGTATTTTGTTGAGAGGTATGGCCATATTGAGGACAGGGACGCGCCGGAGATTAAGGTGCCGTTTAAACTTTGGGGTGAGCAGAAACAGACATTAAATGATTTTATGAATTATAAATGGACGATAGTGTTGAAGGCTAGGCAGCTTGGTATTTCTTGGCTGGTGCTTCATTATGCGGTCCATAAGATGTTGTGTTTTTGTGGTAGAAGCATTATTGGATTGAGTAAGAGTGAGACTGAAGCGAAAGAGCTTATCAGGAGAACGACGTTTATTTTGAAAAATATGCGGGCGCTGGTAAGGGATAAGCTGGATAGAGCCGGATGGGACGGGGCTTGGTATGAAAGTAATGCGCTGAGTGTGACAATACATTTCCCTGGTAGAAGTGATTCAGTTTTTCAATGTTTTGCAAGTGGTGAGAATGCAGCCAGATCATTTACGGCTGATTTGATAATTTTTGATGAATGGGCTTTCCAGCAGTTTGATAGAAGCATATGGAAGGCTGCACTTCCTGTTGTAAATAGACCTAATAGCGGTCAGGTAATTGGAGTAAGTACAATTGCAAGAGGTTCATTGTTTGAGGAATTATATACGACTGAAAACAATGGATTTCATAAGGTGTTTATACCTTGGTATGCGGATCCTAGAAGGACACAGGAGTGGTACGATAACACGTTAAAGTTGAGCGACTTGGCGACAATGTACGCGGAATATCCGGCTACAGTTGAAGAGGCTTTGGAGGTTCCGGGAGGCAGATTTTTTGCTGAAGTAAGTAATGAGTCGATTTTGAGTGAAGATTTGCTCAGCCAGAATACAGTGTGTTACGTGGCTATGGACTATGGACTTGATATGTTGGCTGCGTATTGGATTATAAGGGACGCTTTCGGTAATTCTCAGATAATACATGAGGTTTACGAGGCTGATAGGATTATTTCTGTGGCTGCTGAAATGATTTTAAAGGCGACAAAAGCGCTTATTGATAGAGAGATTATTGGGAGAGTTGAAGCATACTTGGCGCCGCCGGATTTGTGGAACAGGGACCAGGTAACAGGTAAGTCCAGGGCGATTATTTTTCAGGAAAATGGGCTTACATTGACTAAAGTAAATAATGATTTAAAGGCTGGGTGCCTTGCGATTAAAGAGAATACTAATCATGGCGAAGGCCAGAAGAGTAAGCTGACGATTTATCATAACTGTGCGCCTAATTTGTTAAATTCTTTGAAGAAAATACAGAGGGATGAAAAAAAGCCTGAAGTATATGCTAAAGATCCGCATGATTTGACACATTCCGTTGATGGACTTAGGTATTATTGCATTTACTGGACTCATGGCGGAAAGGTTCAGAAGAATGATAAGCGTAAGAAATGGCGTAAGGACCAGTGGGAAGATTATAGAAATGCTAGTTTAGAGGATAAAAAGATTCTGATTAGCATGTGGGGAGAGCCTTACTAATGTTTAAGAGGTTTCGGAAGATGATAAAAGAGAAGATAGAGACACCAAAAGACGTTCAGAAGTGGGCTAATAGGCTTGAATTTGCTAGATTGCAGTATGGTGACGCTTTGAAGGCAATGAAAACCTTTGAGAGTTATTATGAAGGCACTAGGAAGCTGCAAGCTGACGCAAATAGAGGCGTAGAGCCAACAAAACAGGCTACTAATGTTCGTAATATTGTTTATGAATTGATAGAGTCTCAGGTGGATTCATCTATTCCAATGCCGAGAGTAAGGGCCATTCATCCGGAAGATGATGAACTGGCTAAGAAGATGGAGAAGTTTCTTGAAAATAAGATAACTACTTGTGGAATAGTCCTTATGAATGATGCAGAAGAGAGGACGGTTCCGATTCTTGGCGGAGATTATACTAAGGTAGAGTGGGACGTTAAGAGAGGCCTTCATTCAGAGGTTGGAGATCTTAAGATTTCAGAGCTTTATCCTACAAAGGTAATTCCGCAGCCGGGAGTCATTGATTTTGACGAAATGGATTATTTCTTTATCCAGGAGTTAATGACAAAAAAGACAGTCAAGAGAGTGTACGGTGAGGACGTTTCCGATTGTGAAAACTCAGAAGAGTACATGACAGATGATATAGAGGGTGCAAAGGTCAACGAGGATCTTGTGACAGTTAATACCGCATTCTACCGTAATGAGCATGGTGGAGTCGGTATTTTTGTTTGGTGCGATTATGTTAAGCTGCTTGATCTTGATGAATATGAGGCCAGATACATTGATAGGTGTGCAAAGTGTGGCGCTGTAATGGTAGATGGTGTATGTCCTGAATGCGGAAGTAAGAAGGCCAAGAAGTCAAAAGAAGAATATGAGGAAATAATAGAAGGCGTCGAGATAAAAGTTTCGCAGACAGAGACCATGAGGGTTGATCCGGAGGTAATGACGGAAGCTCCTGTTCTTGATGAAATGGGGCAGCCTGTACTTGATGAATACGGACAGCCGCAGATAACTATTGAGAGGACAAAAAGGAAGGTCCCATATTATAGGCCAAATATTTATCCTATTGTGCTGAGAAAGAATATTACAGCGCAGAAACAGCTTCTTGGCGGATCTGATGTAAAAGTCATTATAGACCAGCAAGATACTATCAAAAAGCTGGGAACAAAGATAAATGAGAAATTGCTAAAGGGCGGTTCTTATGTAACGCTTCCTGAAGGGGTAGAGATTGAGAAGGATGGAGAAGAGCTGAATATATTGAGGCTCAGAAATCCGGCTGATAAGCAGATGATTGATACCATTACATTGCAGCCTAATGTAGTGAACGATCAGAATTACCTTGAAACTAATTATAGTTGGGCTAAATCTTCTCTTGGTATTACAGACTCTTACCAGGGAAAATACGACGCTTCAGCTAGGACGGGTACTGCTAAGCAGTATGCAATTAACCAGGCTGCGGGGCGCTTGGAGTCCAAGAGAACACTGAAAAATGAAGCGTATGCGAAGTTGTATGAGGTCATGTTTAAATTTTGGCTGGCATTTAGTGATAGTCCTAGCGCTATCAGTTCTGTTGATAAGGACGGGCAGCCAACACATGATACCTTGGATAGAAAAGAGTTTTTGAGAATAGATGCAGCCGGTGAGTTTTACTGGAATGATGAATTTATTTTCGAGACTGATCCTACATCTACATTGATGCAGAATCGTGAGGCAATGTGGAGCCAGACTGATCTTAAATTACAGTCCGGTGCTTTTGGCCCTGTTGGTGATCTTGAAACAGCTAAGACATATTGGACCATGATGAAAGCAAACGGCTATCCTAATGCAAGTGTTGTCCTGGCTATTATTGAGGAACGATTAGAAGAGCAGAAGGCAGTTCAAGCAGAAATGGCACAACAGATGCAGCAACCGGAAATGGGACTTCCGGAAGGAGGTATGGCCAATGAAATGCCCGCTATGTAATACAGAAATGAGAATACAGTCGAGTGAGTATGTGTTGAATCAAGGCAAGCTATTTGCCAAGCAGATACTTGTTTGTAGGAAAAAGGACTGTAGTAATTATAACAAGGAAGTAAAAACAGTATATGTGCCTTTGGAAGTATCAGAAGATTCCGGGGCCGTTGAACAGTAGGTTATGAGCGCTTAAAAGGCGCTTTTTTTATACCTAAATTCGCAGGAATAGCGCAAAAATCCAAGTTAAAAGGAGATTTATGAAGCATTACAATGATGAGCTTTTGACTATGGATCTTCAATTTTTTGCTGAAGAGGGTGAGTCGGAAGCTGAAGGCGCAAACGAGGTAGAAACCGCCGAGCTACCAGAAGAAAGCGAAAGTGAAGGTGTTGCTGAAACAGAAAATGAAAGCGTAACAGAGGAAGTCGCTGAACCTCAGATGCAGTCGCCTGAAACAAACGCAGCATTCGCAAATATGCGAAGAGAGTTAGAAGCATACAGAAAACAGCAACAGGAGCTTGATAGTCTGTATGCTCAAAACTACGGGCATTTAGTAAATCCTGAAACAAACCAGCCTATAAGGGGTGCAAGGGATTACTACGAAGCTCTAGCCGCCCAGGAGAGAGTCAATGCAAGAAGGCAGATGCAGCAGAACGGCATTGATCCAAGCGTCATTGATAATATGATTGCCAATTCTCCGGCAGTTCGCCAGGCTAGGGAAGCAACGGCTGAGCTAAACAGCATAAGAGCGCAGCAGATGTTAGATGCAGACTTTGAACAGGTATTAAAGATTGATAAGTCAAAAACTTCTAAGGACGCGATTCTAATGGATCCTTCCTACAATGCTGTTGTTGATTATGTTTCAACCCATCCGGGGACACGATTTAGCGAGGCTTATAAAATCGTAAACTTTGACAGGCTGAGCAGTTCTAATACAGCAGCCGCAAGACAGGCTGTTGTCAATCAGGTTAAAGGGCAGAGTCATTTGACTAATGGCCCAGGAGTAACTACTACGGATTCCGGAGAAGATATTCCAGCTAACATGATTGAGACCTTTAAAGAGAGATTTCCTGGTAGGTCCATGAAAGAACTGAAGGCCCTATATAATCGCGTGATTAAGTCACAGAAAGGGTAAATCATGGCAGTAACAGTAAGAGATAATACTAAAAACGGCGATCAGTGGAATGAGTGGGCTACCATTCTTGACGCTAAGATTTATGACGCTGACGCGCAGCAGAATAAATATGATGATCTTGTAAAGGCAGTTACAGTTGAAAAGAACTCTAAGCGTTGGGGCGAGAAGTCAACTGTAATGGGCGGACTTGGTGATTATGACATCAAGGCTGAGGGCCAGGATGCAACAGAGGATAGCTACGCAGAGGGCTATGCAAAGTTTATTGCACACAGCACATTCTCAAAGAGTGTTGTAATTACTAAGGAAATGCGCGACGACAATATGTGGGATGATGCAGAACAGAAGGTAGTAAATCTTGTTCAGGCTTCTAAGAGAACAAGAGCTAAGTTTGTTACTGCTGCACTTGCAAGTTCTGTAGGATCAACAACAACTATGACATTCGGCGGACAGTCCGGACTTGATATTGCTTGTGCTGATACACTTGCACTTTTCAATTCTGCACACCCTCTTAAGAATGCCGGCTCTGGTGTAACACAGGGCAACCATTTCTCAGATGTTCTTGGTAGCAATACTGTTGTTCTTAACAAGGTTGCTAACAGAATGAGAAACTTTAAGGACGATAGAGGTGAGGTTCTTGGCTTCACAGCAGATACAATTATTGTTCCTGGTAACGATCCTGAGTATGAGGATTTCGTAAAGAGAGTTATCGGATCTGACGGTGAAGTAGGCAGCAACAACAACGACATTAACACACAGCGCGGACGCTGGAAGATCGTTGTTAATCCTCTTTGGACTCCTACAATTTCATCAACCAGCCATCCTCTTATCATTATGAGTTCTGAGGCACTTAAGGAGCTTCAGGGTACAAAGTTCTATCAGAGAACCCCTCTTGATATTGAGAATGAGGTTAAGGTTGAGTCAAGAAACATGGTTTACAACGGATTTGAGAGATATTCTCTTGCATTCACCAACTGGCGCCATGTAGCACTTATCGGATCTGCTGATGCAGATGCAGTAGCACTCTGATAAATAATTAGGGGCTGGATTAAATTCCAGTCCCTTTTTTAAGGAGAGAGACACAATGATTAATGTGGGAGATAGATTAACTATAGGAGGACAGCTTGTAGAGGTCACTTTTGTTATGAATGATAAGTGTTACGCTTATAAGCCTGTTAAAGAAGAAGTTAAGGAAGCTATAGAAGAAGTTGTGGAAGCGCCCAAAAGTAAGCGCGGTAGGAGACCAAAGGTATGATTACCTGGAAAGATATTAAATATACAACTTTACAGAAGATGTTTTCCATTACTGGTTCTCAGACAAGTATTCCTAACGACTCGGCCACTATGGAGTATGTTAATGCTATGCCGCAAGCCTGTAATGAGGCTTTGCAATTATTGTCTACGGCTGGAAAATTTATTATTAAAGAGTTCCAGTATATCAATAACCCAATTGAGAATATGTTGGGTAAGGATCTTTTTAAGACTTATTCTGTAGTAAATGACACATTGTCATTTTCTGCGGAGGGTGCTTTATCTTATTACTTCCAGATAATCGGTCAGCCTATATCATGCAAGCTCTTTGTGGGCGACCAGGAAGTTAAAAACTTTTTTCCTGAATATGAGCTGCCAGAAGAGGACAGAGAAAATATAGATTATAAGACCTTCAGGGTTATGAAGGGTAATGTTGAATATCCTACATGGACTGATGAAGAAGAGCCTAGCAATGTTGTAAGGCTTGAAGTAGTGACTAGAACGCCTGTCACACTTATGAATGTGTGCTTTTATGATGTTCCGTTTAATAGTGATGATGAAGTACCACCATATGAGAGATTCATTAGAATCAAAATGACAGACGTTGTTGACGACTTTTACCAACTTGCACCGGCTGAATTGTATGATCTTGGCCTAAGTGGAAGTCAGTATATTGTCGCTAATAGATATTTTCAGGAGGCCGACAAGACTCTTGTTATTGAGCGTAGTCGCCCTGGAATATATGTCATTCATTATAGGGCTTATCCTCAACAGATTACGCTTGAAACTACAGATGATACCGAGCTTGCTCTTGATCCTGAAGTAGCAGCTCTTATTCCTTTGTATATGGCGTCACAGCTTTATAAGGATGATGATAATGCAATTGCAACTGTATATCGTAACGAATTTGAGGTAGGAAGGGACGCTTTATCGCAAGGCCCTGTAATTCCTAAGAGAGAGAAGTTTGTTACTTCAAGTGGGTGGGCGTAAATGGCTGTTCAGTTTAATATTCCTAAAAGTCCAACTAAACAAGTTTATGAGGCTACTAATTTTCTAGGTGCTGACTTTACGTCAGAGGCGTCAACTGTTGATGATACTAAGTCGCCAAATGTTGAAAACATGATAAGGTCGGTGCCTGGCAAAATTCGTAAAAGAATGGGCTATAAGTTGTTTGCTGATTATGGCGAAACAATTTATGGCGTTCATCATTTGTCTACTACAGATGTTTGGCTGATTCATTCAGGCGATAAGTTGTATAACCTTACAGCGCCAAAAGGTAGTAAGTGGATAGACCATATTAGTAATTACATTGTGGACCATGAGGCGGAACCTAATAATATTTTGCTTCAGACTGGTGATGTAAGTATCACGCTTATATATACCGGAATGGCAAGGCATAGGTCGGTTAGCTTCCAGCTTAATCAAAAGCTGATTATTCTGGATGGTACCAAAATGAGAGTATTTGATGGTTCTACAGTACAGCCGGTAGAAGATATAGCGTATATTCCTACATTGTCAATTTCTAAAGACTATACCGGCGGTGGTACTGATTATGAGCCGCTTAATCTTTTGCAGCCAGGCTTTATTGAGCAGTTCTATGTTAAGGCAGAACAGGCTAGTGTAAGAGAATTTCAGCTTACTTTTGGGGAGCTTGATGATACGGCTTGTAAAGCATGGGTGCTTGACGCTAATGCAAACTGGGTTGAGAAAACCGAAGGAGTTCATTTTACTGTCAACCGCACAACTGGCAAGGTTACATTTAATACGGCGCCGGGGGCAAGTCCTATAAGTGGTGAAGATAACGTTAAGATACAGGCTTATCGTACCGTTGAAGGTTATGCAGAGAGAATAAACCATTGTTGTATTGGTGCCATGTTTGGCGTCAATGGAGCTGGTGATAGATTGTTTGTCTCTGGCAATCCAGATCAGGGTATTGGTCCTGATGGTGAATTGTTCACGTATATAAATTGCGACTGGTTTAGTCAACAGTATGATCCTACCTATTTTGCTGATGTGTGGTATTCAAAACTTGGTTCAGATACCTCCGCTATAATGGGGTACTCGATAATCAATAACTACCTGGCTGCACACAAGGATTATAACGAGCTTACACAGTCGATTCTTATTCGTGAAGGCGACTTGGTAGATGATGAACCGGTATTTAAGTTGATAAATACTCTTCAGGGTGCCGGGGCTATATCAAAGTATTGTTTTTCATACTTAGCAACTGAACCGGTATTTTTAACAAGGCTTGGTATATATGCAGTTACAGCACAGGATATTACGGGTGAGAAATACGCACAGGACCGTAGTTATTATCTTGAAGGAAAACTCCTGAAGGAAGAGGGCCTAGACAATGCTATAGCCTATTCTTGGAAAGATTATTATATCCTTGCAGTTAACAATCATATGTATATTTTGGACGGATTACAGCCTATTCATACTGATAGATCAAGGCCATATGCTACTAGACAGTATGTAGGCTTTTATTTTACCAATGTTCCGGCAAGCTGCATTTTTGAGATCAATGGGGAATTGTATTTCGGTGCTACGGACGGAAAAGTATTTAAGTGGCATACAGACGATAAAGATATTTATTCCTATAACGACAATGGAGAACCTATTGTTTGCACTTGGGAAACGGCTGATATATCAGAAAAATTGTTCTATAAGAAGAAAACTTATAGATATGTAGCCTTAAGGTGTATGCCGGAGTTGTCCTCTTCTGTAAAAATATTTGCGCAGAAGGAAGGACAATGGACGTTGCTTAAAAATGATATACAGACACTTAAGTATTTCTCTTATGAGAATTTAACATATTCAAAGCTAACGTACTCATGTAATAGAACACAAAGGGTTACAGCAGCTAAGATCAGGCTGAAAAAATTGGATCATGTACGCTTCAGATTTGTAAATGATTTGCTGGATGAACCACTTGGCATAAATGATTTTGCTGTTGAGTACACACAGGCCGGAAACGTTAAGTAAGGAGGCTTACAAATGGCTTTTAATAAAATTACAGATTTTGATAGACAAGGCAAAGGAAATGTAGGACTTCCAGATACACCGGCCTTGACTACTACAGAAATGCAAGAGCAGATGGATTCCCTGGCTAATCTTATGATTGATAAATTCAATGAATTTATTGAAGCCTTAAATGCGGCTAGTGCTGCTTATTCTGTTGGTGCAAGCGTACCTAGTGGAATTAGCGCACAGGCTAATGTGCAGTCAATTCTTGATGCAATGGTACTTAACCTGAATTTGAATACAAATGCTAGGCATACACACGCAAATAAGAATGTGCTGGATTCTATTTCCGATTTGACTTTAGGTTCATATAATCGCTTGGTTACGCTATTGTCTACGATTGTTTCAGTTGAAGATTCAGTCCTAAATAACAACACTTCGATTCCTACTGGTGGAGCTGTTATTGATTATGTAGCTAATTTTGATATGAGAAGTAAAATTCTTGCGGCTGCTTGGCCTGTTGGAAGTGTTTATTCAACAAAGAGTAGCCAGTCACCAACAGTTACTTTTGGTGGAAACTGGAATTTAATTGATACAGATAGTGAAGGTGTATCAAGATATGTAAGAATTTCATAGGGAGGTGTGATTAATGGCTAATATTCCTATAAGTTCGCTGCCTGAAATACAGTCCGTAACCGATAATCATTATCTTGCCGTTGATAATGGATCAGTTACCAACAAGATCAAGATAGGCAAGTTTAATGAGTCGGCTAATGCTACGGCTAAGCATTATGCGGAAATTGCTGAACAGGCTGCTACGGCTGCCACTAATGCAAAGACTGGCGCTGAAAATGCTGAAAGTTCTGCGGAACAGCTTATTACGTCGGCTCAGACGATTGTTAGTAATGCGCAGACATACGCTAATCAGGCTCAGTCTAGCGCCACAATTGCTGTATCGGCAGCTAATACGGCTACTCAGAAGGCTGCTGACGCGGCTAATTCTGTTACCAAGGCTAAACAATATGCAGATGGTGTTGACGCATATGCTAAAGAGGCTAAATCTTGGGCCGTTGGTAATACCGGCACAAGGCTTGGTGAAGATACTGACAATTCAATGTATTACTCAAATATGGCTCAAAATTCAGCTAATAATGCGGCTCAGTCTGAAACAAATGCTTTACAGTCTGAAAATAATGCTGCTGGATATATGAGTGCGGCTAGTTCAAAGGCTACAGAGTCAGCTAATAGCGCAGATGCAGCTAGTAATTCAGCCAATGACGCTTCAGGATATGCGTCTAGTGCTTACAATTCAAGCCAGATTGCACAGACTTCATCTAATGCGGCTATCAATGCTAAGACAGATGCAGAAAACGCTAAAACGGACGCTGAGAACGCTTTGGCACAGATACAGCAGATAATTGGTGATCCGGACTTTACGGTAGATTTTACTACAGGATTGCTTATGTATAATTCAAATACTTTTGATTTCCAGATTAACACAACAACAGGCAACCTAGAATGGGAGGTAGCATAATGATTAGTGCTGGTAGAGTTCTTATAATGCCTAGAGGCGCTTATAATCCGCTTGCCACATATGAAATGCTTGATATTGTTTCATATAATGGAAGCTCTTATATTGCCAAAGGCACAACAACAGGCAATTTGCCTACAGATGGTACATATTGGCAGCTTTCAGCATATGGCGGCCAGGCCGCTAATATGGCTGGTAACTTTGCAGAGCTGGAAACTTCAAGTGTTGCAAGTGCAATTCATTATGAAAATGATATTTTTGTTGACGAAAATAGCCAGCTTATGAAGGCTACTCAGACAATCAATATAGGAGATACCATTGACGAAAATGTTAACTGTACTCCTACAACAGTTGAGGCTTTGATTAGCTATTTAAGTAGTTATGTAGATAGTCTTGATAGCCTTAACAGGAAGATCCAGGGCGCTATTGAAATCGCAGTGCAGACTGATCTTCATAGCCTTGCTATTGGCGAATACTACAAGAAGCAAACTACTTTTTATGTAACAAATGCGCCGACTGGAATAAATCAGGAGGCTTCAGCAACCTTCAGATTAACAGTTGAGGCAGCTCTTGATAATGCTTCTCAGGCTAGTAGTCCTTTATTTCTTACTCTTAGAACTCCTGACGGAAAAGTATATACTCAGGGCTTTGATGGTACAACCTGGGGATATTGGGAACAGTCTGCCGCGAAAAGTGCCGTTGATACTCTTAGTTCGGAAATTCAGACTTTAACGAACCAAGTTAAAGACATGAATAATGTGTATGGAAGTAAGAATTTACTGCCTTTTAATCTTGTGGATATTGTTGCAAAAAATACAAACGGAACATGGAGTGGTAATAAATATACTGTTAGCGGAGTTACATATACATTTAATGCAGACGGAACAATAACTATAAATGGTACACGCACGACATCGGGCGGAGTAACACTATCAGAATTTAGTCTTGAAGCAGGGAAAAAATACAAGTATTCAATAGGTAATCCGTTTAATTTATCTAATACAGCAGGTTCAAACATTCAAGGCTATGATGGAACAACGTGGGTAGCAGTAGGAAATATATTTGGAACAGAAACTGAAGCAGAATTTGAGTCAAATAGTGCATATTCCAAATATAGAGTAAATATAAATTCTAATAATGGGGTTACTTTTTCAAATCTTACAATCAAGCCAATGATACGTCTTGCATCCATAGAGGATGACACCTATCAGCCATACGCAAAGACCAATCAACAACTCACGCAAGACACCACAGCACTTCTTGACAATACGGAAGTAAATGGTGCGGTGAATATGCTTAATTTTTCCCATGCTTCAGAAGTCATAAAAGGCTATACATTTACAAATACAGATGGTGTAGTAACGGTTACAGGCTCAAGAGCAAGTGGTGAAACAGGCAACGCAGACCATAATAAAACTATTACACTTCCAAAGGGTACCTATAAAATAAGCGGTTGTCCTAGTGGAGGAAGTGAAAACACTTGGAGAGTATTAGTAAATATTAATAACGGAGCAAAATACGCATTTGATTATGGTGATGGAGCAGTATTTACTCTTACAGAAGAGTCCACTCTTAAAGTGTACTGTACTATCATGGCTAATTATTCAGATACAGTTAATCTCACATTCAAGCCCATGATAACAGTACCATCCTACAATGGTGATTATGTACCTTATGCTAAGAGTAATAAGGAACTGACAGAGGAACTGAGCGAAGATTCGGCAAATATAGTAGAAAATGGTATTACTGCCTCCTTTAGAAAATGGGGAAAAGTTTGTACAGTATCATTCACAGGTGCTTTTAATGCCGATTTTGCTTATGATGCAATATTTTTAAATATTCCAAGTGGTTTTGCACCTAAAGTTAATTGTCAGATGTTATCAACTAACAAGCCATCTTCAGTGCAAGATAGAATAGTATTGAATATTGGAGTTAATGGCACAATAAATGTTGCAGGGACAAACGTAGCAAGTGGTGATGTGCTTAGAGGTTCATTCACTTACGTCACAGCGTAAACGAGTAAAACAAAAGAAAGAGAGGAAAAACAAATGAATTATCTTATCGAAGTAACAAACTACAATGATGGCACACCAGAGGCAAAGGGCATTTATCCCTATGCTACAGAAAATGAAGCTATTGCAAACTTCCATTCAAAGATGGGTGGTGCTATGAAGAATGAGAAGTACGCAAGTGAACTTCTTATGGTAGTAACCAACACAGGTGCAGTTATCAAGAGCGAGTATTGGGTAAGACCAATCGAAGCTAAGGAAGAGCCAACAGATGGTGAGTAATAGTTAGTTCGTTAAAGAAGAATTTTACGTAGTAAATGCGGTGGCGGAATAGGTAGACGTAAAGCGTGTCAGAGGGTGCTTGATTGCTAACCCAGTTGTAAGGTGCAAATCCTTACCCGCATTTGTTAAAGAAGAATTTAATGGAATAACTTAAAGAGCATCAACTGTCAAAGGTTGGTGCTTTTTCTATTGGAGAAAAAACCATGATTACAAGTTTACTTCCTTATCTTCAAACTTTCTTGGCTATTGGCAACCTTGCTGTTATGCTTTGGGCGCTTAAGACATTTCTTGCTAAGCCTCATGATACATTAGAATCGCAGCTTAAGACGCTTGAAAAAAGAGTTGACGCACATGATCTTCTGTTTAAGGATATGAAAAATTCTTTAGATAGCAGCCATGAAAAGCATAGAGACCAGAAGGAAATAAATACAGTGTTTATCAATTGTATGCTGGCATTCATTGACTTTGAAATAGCGTTTTGTTCGTACACAAACTATGAACATACTGAGGATCTTGTGAAAGCTAAACAGACTCTTCAGGAGTATTTATCAAACAAATGAAAAAGAAAAAATTATCCGGATTAGATAAATATTTAATCTTTTCGTTCACTTGCCTGATTGTATTTACGGTTGTAATGATAATCGTTCAGACAATGACAGGAATAATGCAAGACACGCTAATTACTTGTTTTTTCAGTGCTTTTGGCGGTGAATTGCTTATGTGTGCTTTGATTAAGAGATTAAAAATAAAAAAAGAGGTGCAGTATGGAGAAATTGACGAGCCGTAAATTTTGGGTGTGTGTAGCTGCTATGCTTGCCAGCATTGCCACAAGTATAGCTGGAATTACTACTGATAATCAGACAGTATTGGTTATTGGTACTGTTTGTGGCGTAGCTTCTGCCGCTATTTATGCTTTTTGTGAAGCCTGGGTAGATGGTAAGGCTGTTCAGACTAAAGAGGATGAATAAATGAATGAAGTATTTGGAATTGATGTATCACATCATAACGGAGCAATTGACTGGAAAAAGGTTGCTATATCCGGGAAAAAATTTGCAATAATGAAGTGTCAGTACGAAGCTCAGAGCCATAGGAAGGATGAACGCTTTGAGGAAAATTACAAAGGCTGTGGCGAAAATGGCATAGCTAGGGGCGTTTATATTTATATTGCCAGGGCTTCTATGGCTGATCCTGTTGCAGATGCAAATAGTTTGCTGAAGCATTTAAAGGGCCGGCCACTTGAATACGGTATATGGCTTGATCTTGAAGATAAGTCTGTTGATGTTCAAGGTAAGGCATATATTAAAAATCTTGCTTATCAGTATGCCAGGATTTTTGAAAAAGCCGGTTATTATGTTGGCATTTATTGTAATAAGGATTGGTATATCAGACTTATTGATGAAGAGTTAAAAAAGGATTATGATTTTTGGATTGCTCGTTATCCTCTTAAAGATAATGGCGAATATAATCCTAATTCAATTTTAAAGCCAAAATACGGTAATGCTGTAGCTTGGCAGTATTCAAGTAAAGGTAATGTTCCTGGAATAAAAGGAAACGTAGATCTTGATGTAGATTTGGATGGAAATATTAGATTACAGTTTAAAAAATGATATAATATTGTAATCAAAAGAAGGGCCTAGGGTAGCTCCTGAAAGCATACAATCGCTAGTATGTTGGCTCTTCTGGATAATAGCGAACTACGAAAGCGAGGTAGTAATATGGACGATAAAGTTAATTTTGAAACCACTAACGAATTGGTCGTTGCCGTAATGGAAAGACAAATCAAGAGATACCATCAGTTAGTCATTGTTTTGCTAGCTATTATAGCTTTAATGATAGGTGGAGCTTTGATTTATGAAAGCCAGTTCGATAAAGTAGCTATTACTCAGGAAGGTACAACAGATAGTGGCGGTGATGTAAGTGTTAGTGGTGTAGGTAGAGGAGCGATAAATCACTATGCCGAAGGCAAGACAAACAATTAAAATGAAGGTCCACAAAGGGAATTTTGAAATACCTAGTTTAAAAACTACTGTTTCTAATGGAAAAGGTAAATCTTCCGCTAAGACAACAGTTAAAGCAAAAATACATAAGAAATAAAGGGCAGCCGTTTGGTTGCCTTTTTTGTTGGGTGAAAATGATAAAACTAATTGATATTTCTATTCCTGAATTAAATGAGCTTATTGATTCTTGGATATTCAATGAGCGTAACAGACAGATCCTAAAAGCCAGGCTTATCAATGGTAAGACTTATGAGCAGATAGGAGAACTGTTTGAACTATCAGACAGCCAGGTAAAAAGGATTATATCTAAAGGTACCGAGACTATAGCATCAAAGATACCTAAAGACAAGATAAAAACTGAATATCGCACAACACCAAAAATGACACGAAATTGCACTAAAACAGAACTAATTGCGTCATGTTAAGAAGAATTGGAAATTGAGATAATTATTTGTGGGAGGACTTGTCATGTATCCATACAACCCATCAAATCAGCTATCTCAATTATTGCTCCAACAGGCTATTCAACCGCAGTCAGCTCAGACGAAAGTGGTAGAGGTTACGGGTAGAAACGGGGCTGAGGCTTTTAACCTTGGTCCTGATTCCAGCATATTACTACTTGATAATACAGCTCCTATCGTTTGGCTTGTTAAGACTGACGGTGCCGGTTATAAGACTATGAAGGCCTATGACATTAAAGAACATGAAGAAGAAAAAACTATAGACCAATACAAGGCACTGGAAGAGCGAATTACCAAGTTGGAGGACACAATCAATGCTAAACAATCCAATACTTCAAATGTTAAGCGGAAGTCAGAACCCGCAGAATAACATAATGATGCAAGCTGTCGGAGCTATGTTAAGAGGCGAATCCCCTCAGACATTCCTTCAGAATCTTGCAAAAAGCACACCTGAATTACAAGGACTTGATTTAAGTAATCCAGGTAAAGCAGCAGAAAAAATTTATTCAGAAAGAGGACAGGATATAAATGTTGCTAAGTCCTCAATTATGGATAAAGTAAACGCATTTATTGGTAAACGATAATCATTCTTGCAAGATGATAATAAATAAAAAGGAGGAATTAAAATGTCTGAAGGTTCATTTATGAGTTCAGATTGGCTTGGAGCATTCCTGATTATCGCTATTTTATTTGGCGGTGGTTTTGGTGGCTTTGGAGCCGGTAGAGGTCCAGTAGGACCATTGCCTAATTATGCAACTGTTCAGGACGTTAATGAGGCCGTTAACAGCCAGGCTACACAGGAAGGTATTAGAGATGTGCTTCTTAGTTCCGCGAACAATAACTATGAGACAGCAAGACTAATTGATAATCAGTCTATGTATCTGACAAATCAGAATAGCACTAACATGATTAATGCTATTCAGGGCTTTAACAGTATTGGCCAGCAGATTATGAATCAGACAAATGTTCTTGGTTCAAAATTAGATCAGCTTGGCTATCAGATGGAAAGCTGTTGTTGCTCAATCAAGACTCTTATCAAAGACAATCAGATTGCGGATCTCACAAATCAGCTTAATCAGGCCAACAATGTTGCTGTTAATTCTGCTCAGAGCCAGTATTTACTTGCACAGATGGGTAAATGGGTTGCTAACGCTCCATCTGCTACATGAGGTAGCCTATGGAAATCATTAGAGAAATCTCAGAGAAGATAGATGAAGAGCTACATGATGCAGAAAAATATATTAAGGCAGCTTATAAGGCTGATGAAAGTTACCCATTGATAGCAGATACATACTATAAATTGTCTTTGGAAGAAATGAAGCACGTAACAATGCTACATGATTGCGTTGTCAGAATCATAAATGATTACAAGCAGCGTAATGAAGTTCCAAAGGAAATGCAGATATTGTATGACTATTTGCATAACCGACAAATCAAATGGGCGGCTAAGATCAAAGCAAAACAGGAACAATTTAATAAATAAAGGCAACTTAAGGGCGATACATTTTAGTATCGTCCTTTTTTAATAATTTTTTATGGAGGGATAATTATGATACTGTTTGAAGGTGCAACTAGTCAAACTCCGGTCAAGAAGGTAACTAATAAAGCTGGAAGAACTACATTAATGCATGATCCGCTTAACGTTATTCCAGGTCCGGATATTACCAAAAAAAATGTAAATGCCGTTTCAAAAGCACCAACTTCATCTGGCACAAAGGCGGCTAGCGGTTCAGGTGGCGGCACAGTTGTAGTTGATAATGGCGGTTATTCTGGTGGCGGAGGTGGCGGTTTTGATATGGCTGCTTATCTGGCTGAACTTGCTGCACAGAGACAAGCCGCAGCACAAGCCGCTTATGAGCGTAACATGGCTGCTATTAAAAATGGTTATGAGAATGCTTACGGCAGTCTTACAGGAAATTATCAGTCTGCTGTTGATAGACTTAATGCAGCTAGAGACAAGTCTATGGGCGACGTTAATTCAGACGCAGAAGATAGTTTAAGACAGGCATATATCAATAATATGCTTACTAGGAAAAATCTTAATCAGAGACTTTCTGCAATGGGCTATAATGGCGGCGCTACAGAGTCTACAATGGCTAGTCTTGAAAACCAGTACGGAAATTCAAGAACTGGTATTAATGAGACTCTTAATAAGAATATCGCAAATCTGAATATGACATACGGTGATAACCTTGCGGCTGCTCTTCAGAGCTTTAACAACGCAAAGGCAAATCTTGATCTACAGCGTATGCAGATGGAAGTTAACGCTACAAATGCGCTCAATAATGCAGAGGCACAGGCTGTATCTAGTATGTATGGTATGGATGGTTCGTACTTGTCAGCGCTTCAGAATGCAGTTAATAGCCAGGGATCTTATGCTTATAATCCTTCACAGGCAACTAATGACTATGTAGCAGCAAATGTAAGACAGGCTGAAAGTGCTGCTTCTGGTGCTAACTATTCTAAGTATTTACAGCAAGCTATGTTAGAGGCTTCTCAGGGGGCTAATGCCAACACAATCAAGAATAATCTGTTTAATGCTGTTAGAAATGGCCAGCTTGGTATTGATAGTCTTTATGCTATCTTGCAGCAGCTTGGAGCAGCTTGAAAATAATATTGTAAAGGGGCAGTTATAATGACTGTCCCTTTTATTTTTGGGAGGCTATAAAATGGCTAAAAAGAAAACTGAAAAGCAGCTTACACCAAAACAACAGATGATGCAGCAAATAGCCAATTATCAAGTGCAGACTGCGCTTGGTGGCGGCCAGAATCAGCAGCAAAATGGAATACAACAGCTTCAAGCTGAATATGATAATTGGAATAAAATACAAAGCCTTCAGTCAGAATATGATACCTGGCTTAAAGCTCAGCAACCTCAGACGCCCAAGGTAACAAAGGTCCAGCAGACTTATGAACCTGTAAAGTTTGCTACAGCAGAAGAGCGTAGAGCTATGAAAGCCGCGCAGCAATTACAAAAAGACGCTCCTTTTGATCCGGAAAAGTCATATGACAAGGTTTACGGAAGAGGCAGTTTAGATACTGCGGCTAAGAGTCTGACCGGCGCTAATCAGATACCCAAAGTTGAAGAGTACATTCAGGCATTTAGGGCCGAAGATAATAAGAAAAAAGAAATCCTTAAAGAGATTGCTAAAGATAAGAGTCCTAAGAAGTCATACATGGAAGTTTATACTGAACAATCTTTGAAACGTAAGGACCAGGATCCGGAGGTTAGACAGGGAAGGACTAGGGTTAGAAGTCAGCAGATCGCGGCAGATATGGCCGATATTACAGGCAAAAACCGCAAGGCTGATACTAGCCTTGATATGCCTACATATAGAAGCAAAAAGGATAATAGCAAGGTCAATTTTGAAGAACTGGCAAGCAAAGTTAAGAAGGCTTATAAGGATAAGGGCGGAGCAGGAACAGCAGCTATGGATAATGCTGCAAAGATATTAGCTCCTAATTATCATACAAGGATGAATGATATTTATGATAGTTTATCTGCTAATGAAAAACAGGCAATTAAAGACTTTATTGTAGAAAATAAAGATAAGAATAATCTTTCAAAGGCAGACAAGGAGACTTTAAGAGCATTTTCTATTATCTATAATGCTTCTGGCGAAAAAGATATTGATACAAGTAATTCTTATGAAAATTCAATGTCAGATGCAGAAAAGAATTTCAATACGTTTGGTAGAGGTTTTGGCAGTTTCAATGCGCCTTTAGTCAAGCCCGCAGCTCATGCTATGAAGGCTTTACCAATTGCCGGACGTCCTTTTAGAGAATCGGATGATCTTGATAAAGAGATAGATGAAGCGGCTGAAAATTTAGTAGGTAGAAAAGATTATGACAATCCAGCCATATATGATATGGGTAGAAGTGCCGGACAGTTATATGATTATGCCATAACTTCGCCTATTGCTGGTTCAATCGGCGCTGCTGCGAAACTTGGTACGGCTGGAACTATAGCACTTAATCAGGCTATTCAGGCCGGACAGGATCTTGGCCTTGATATTCTTCCTGAAGCTCAGAGAATGCTTAGAGAAAATGGCGCTATTGACTGGAATGAATTGTCAAAAAGAGCGGGTGTTGATCTTGTTTCAAATGCTGCTATGGAAGCTATACCGTTCCTTGGTAGTGCAAATTATGACTATCTCGCTAGGACAGTTGGCAATAATGCAGATATTTTTAGGAGGATGAACGCTTCAGGAGCCGTTAGAAATGTACCAGATGCGATAAGAGAGATTGATGATCTTGTAAATGGAGCTACTAGACAGGCTAATGAAGCTGCCACTAATATTGATAGTCTTGCTAGTCAGATTCCAGAAGTAGATCCTACAGCCAGCATTAACAATCAGTTTAGCGACATTATGCGTAGATATAATGCTGAATCACCTTCTATGCGTGATGTTTATACGGCTGATGATCTTAGCCGGTCTATGGATAATCAGTTTAGTGAGTTGATGAAGCAGAGGCCACAGGAGCCAGTTAATAGTATTCCAAGTCTTGAAGAGCTTCAGGAACTAGAGCGTGAAGCTAGACAGATGGACGATATTGAGGATTATTCTAATATCTGGAAAACAAATACGCAAGAAACTGTTTCAGAACCTAAGAGACAGAAACTATCCTTGCCGGATGATGTATCTGAGAAGATGGCTTCCGATTTAATGGAAATCAGAGACGCTTCCGAGCAGATGCGCATAGCTGCTGAAAATATCGGTACTGAACAGGCGATTGCTAAATACAATAGACTTTCAAATGCTATTGAGAATTATGAACAGGCGCTTTATTATTCAGACGATTTAGTGGAAGTTGATAATGCTAAGAAGGCTACTGATGCAGCTAGACAAGCTCTTTATCGTGAGATTAAAAAGTCTGATCCTAATTTCAAGACTGATTTAACAGGAACAAAAATAGGTAATGCAGCTTATCGTAGAACTTCTATGATTCCAGATGAAAAAGTTTCTCAGGAATTAGCGGATAGCATTATTGAAGCTGAAAACACTCTTCCTCAGAATAGATACGCTGTAGATGCAACTCCGGATAGCGTTAATGTATTCAGAGGCGTAAATGATGTTACACAGAGGCCGCAGAATATTTCCATTGAAGAAGTGCGCGGCAAGAATGGAAAGCCTAGATATTATGTAGCTGAAACAACTGAAAATGGAACTATCAAGCCTTTGGAACCAGGAAAAACATACAAGACTATAGATGAAGCTAATGAGGCTGCTTATAACCTTCAGTTTTTCGCCGGTGATACTAATGCCAAGGAACCAAAATTTAAAACTTCCCAGGCATATACTAATACAAGTGCAAGAGGCGGTGGCTGGACTCCTGAAGAAATGTCTAAACATACCAAGGAACACAATTATTTGTATGAGACTATCGACGAACAGCGAAGTGTTGAAGAAGCTGCTAGAATGCGTGAGACAGAAGGCAGAGAGGCATTTAAGAACAGAGTCCTTTATTCTGATCGAGTATCAAGCATTGAAATTGATGGTCTTATGATGGAATGGAGAGAACTTGTTGAGGAAGCAAGAGCCGCAGAAGCAGCCGGAAAGAGAACTGATAATTTATGGGGCGAAGCTAACAAGATTTTCCGCAAGGTACAGGAACAGTCAACAGATAATGCACAGGCATTACAGGCCCTTGCTAAATGGAGTAGAAACACTCCTGAAGGAATGCTTGTTAATGCTGAAAACATTATTAATGGTAAAACTAAGGCTGCCGGAAGCTCAGATTTGCAAAAAGCATTTGAGAAATTCGCTAAGAAGAATAAGAATTTTGAATTTCCACCGGAATTTACAAAGAATTTCATTACTGAAGCTGAGAAATTGCAAGGACTTAATCTTGATTCCAGGGAAGCAAAAGAAATTATGGCTAGACTTGGAAAAATGGTTAACGAGCAGATTCCAGTTAAGCTAAATGAAAAACTTCAGACCTTCCTAATGGATAATATGTTAGGAAACTTCCGTACACTAATCGCTAGAAATGCTGGTGGTAACGTAGGACTCAATTTAGCGGAGCAGACTTTACAACGTCCACTTGCGGCTGGAATTGATAAACTTGTATCTTTAAAAACTGGTAAGCGTACACAAGCTGGTTTATCTGTTCAAGGGCTTACAGAATATCTTCAGGGATTTAGAAAAGGTCTTGTTGATGAAATTACCGACGCTAGAACAGGGTTACACACAGCTAGATCCGGTGAGAACACTTTAGAGCAAGCTATTACTTCAAATAGGAGAATATTTAAGAATAAACTCTTAAATCTTGGGGATCAGCTTGTAAGGCATGGCTTGTCCGTAGGTGATAGACCATTTTATGAAAGTGTATATAAACAGACTTTAGGCGATTATCAGCGACTTTATGACAGGGGCGTAATGGGTGAAGTAATTCAGAAATTAACTCCTGAAGAGTTTAAGCAGTATTCAGAAGTAGCCGCTAAGTTAAATGCTTTAGGCGCTGTTTATCAGCAAAATAGTACACTTTCTAATGCTTTATTGCAGTTTAAGCGTGCTGTAGGGCAGCTATCCGAAGGAACAATAGGCGTTGATATTTTAAGTCAGTTTTCAATGCCATTCGTTAAGACTCCGGCCAATGTTATCGAAAGGGCTATTGATTATTCGCCGCTAGGAATTGTAAGAAATAGCTTTAGAACTGGCAAAGAAATAAACGCCGGTGCATTCGATCAAAACAGATTTGTTAATGAGGCGTCAAGAAATATTCTTGGTACTGTATTGATGGGTGGTGCTGCTGGCCTTGCTGCTAAAGGTGCTATATCCGGTGCTTACTCTGATGATCCAGACAGAAAACAAGCCCAAAAAGAGTCCGGAATGCAAGAATACGCTTTAAATCTTCCTGAAGTTGATGAAAAGCAACGTCAGATGGATATAAGCTGGATTCCTGTTGTTGGTTCTAATGCGGTTGCGGCTGCGGCTGGTTATGACGCTTATAACAATGGAGAAGGCGACGTAGTAGGCAATCTTGCAACTGGATTGACTAAGGGCGGAGAAGCATTGTTTAATCAGTCAATGTTCCAAGGATTACAGCGATTGTTTGGTACTGGTGAAAGTTATAATTCCGATCAGGGAATTGTTGGAAACATGGCTAACACAGTTAAGTCCGGATTAGGCCAGTTTATACCTTCACTTGCTAGACAGTCAGCCCAAGTTGCTGATCCTTATATGCGTGATCTTTCCAACAGTAACAAAGATGTTTCCTTTGGTCCTATGGGTAATTACGACATAAATAGCCTTGCTAATAATATTCCTTATGTAAGACAGAATTATTTAGCTCCAAAAGTTAATACACAAGGCGAATTAATGCTTGAGAACCAGGGAAGAGGACTTCCAAACAAGATCCTTGAAGATATGATTTTACCTGGAAAGATTACCGAGATTTCTTCAGGACCATTGTATGAAGAGTCAATGCGATTATCAGAAGCCAATAATAGCAATAAGGCATTCTTGCCAAAGGCTAATTTTAATGCTGTTCAGCAAGAAGGCGCCGTAATGTCTAATGATGAATGGGTTGATTATCAGCAGAAGTATTACAAGGCCATGAATGAAGGCGCTTTGCAGCTTATTGATAGTGATTACTATAAGAGCCTAGACGATCAGCAGAAAGAAAAAATGTTGTCTAATGCTTATAGCGACATTAAATCTGCTATCAATTCTGAGTACACTGGAAAAGAATTAAACGGAGCGGCTAAGGCATATAGTGAAGCTGGTGGAGGCGAAGCGGGCAATAAGGCTTTGATGAATTATTACATCACATCAAATCTGGTTAACGCTGCCGGAACAACATCTACATCAAAAGCGGCAGAGTCAATAAGAGCTGCCGTCAATCGTGGCGATCTTGCATCTGCTCAAAGGCTTGCTGATAGTGAAGCTAAATATCAGGAGGCACTTGATAAAGCCGGTATTGAAGGCAGTTCAGCCGCTAGAAAAGCCTATGAGGAAGGTGGAAGCTCTGGACTTCAGAATTATGCTAAATATGCTACTACGCTTGATAAATATGGACTCAGTAATACAAAATCCAATAGAGATATGCTTGATAAGTACGGCGAAAGCGGACTAAAAGAACACGCTGCATTTGATAGTCTTGGATCTGAGGAAGCATTCAAACGATACCAGCACGCAAAATCAAGTAATAGTGGCTTGTCTGCATCTGAATATGTAAGTACAGTTAAAAAGATTGATGGAACCGGAGATAAAGGAAATGTTAATGGTAACATCAGTCAGGATGAACTTATAGCTTACTTGAATGAAATAAATGCAACACAGGATGAAGCTAATAAGCTCTGGAATACATACGGACAGTATTATTCAGAGAAGCCTTGGGCTAAGATCCCAAAACTTGAAGGCGGAGTTTGGAAGGCTAAGAAGAAATAAAATAAACCCTCTACTCGGAATACTGGGTAGGGGGCTATTTTTATTTTCGTGTGAACTGTCGTGTGAACTATTTTGTATACAAAAATATAAATCGCGTATAAATGGGGATTTGCGACATATGATATTTTATATGTCAAAATTATTCTTTTATAGATTTTATCAGTATTTGAGGGCTTTAATTAGGGGTTCGACTCCCGCCTAATCCAGCTCTATACTCCGCATGGTTGCGGAGTTTTTTATTTTTCAAGTGAACTTTCGTGTGAACTTTTTTCTAAAACATTTTTAAAAAAGGTATTCATTTTGTCAGCTGCTTGTTCGTCGATTGATTTAATCGGCTTCATATAATGCTGTTTTAAGACAGAAGATCCTTCTTTCCAGCCTCCTAAATGAGCGAGGGTTGTCTCATTCATCATAGTAGCTGATATACTTGCAAAATACACTCTGAGGTCATGGAACCTAATTTCAATTCCAACTTTCTTTTTTAGATTATAAAAATTAGTGCCTATGGTCCCTGGAAGGATAGGTACAATATATTCGTTTGGTTGTCCGGTACCAATCAGGGCCAATTCTTCATCAGTTAAATAAACAGTCCTATTAGAGCTTTCTGTTTTGGGGATCTCCTTATGTACCCAACCTTTACCATCAGCAGATTTTACCATATCGGAGTGAACAAAAAGAGTATTCCCTTTTAAGTCACCATACGTTAAAGCGGATATTTCCCCACGCCTTAAACTATGAAATGCAGCCAGTGAGATTGCAATTTTCATTTTGGGACTTGCACTTTCATACAACGCCGCAATTTGATGATTTTCAGGGGCATATTTGAGACTTCTTTTTACAGATGGTAAATGTATCGAAAAGTCTTGTTTAATGCCACAAAAAGACAATGCTGAGCGTAACAGGCCATATGTATTTCTTACTGTCTTTGGGGAAAGTCCTTTGTTGATTAGTAATTGAATGTAATCTTGAATATCCAAAGAATTGATTTTACGGATTCTGATGTGATAAATAGGCTCTAGCCTACGCATATCTTTTCTGTACCCATCTATAGTTGAAGGGGACAATACATTAGTATTTGAGTCTATATATAATTCTAATGCTTCCTTTACTGTAACATTGGCCTCACGCTTCCGGTCCGCATTATGAGCAAATCTAGCAGCCAACATTTCTGCTTCAGCTTTTGTGCTGGCTGTAAAAGATTCTCTAATTTTGCGGCCGTTGCTATCAGTGTGAGAGTATACTTGTACTCGCCAATTACCAGAAGGCAGTTTTTTTGCTTTTGCCATAAGATCACCTTGAATATCTAAATGAATTTATTTATTTTTATCTGAAAAATTCTTTAGGACCTGAATTGCTAGTTCTATTTGTTCAGGAGTACACTTCTCTGCTGTTTCAACTAATCTGTGGATTGTGTCTGAATATACAATTATGTTTGAAGGAATATTGTCAGATTTCTTATCTAATTCCAAATCTAAATTTGAATCGGCTATTTTAAGATGCAAGCCAATTTCTTTTTTTGGCACATCAAAGCCCATTACCCAGGCTGGCGCTACATGGAATGTTTGTCCTATTTTCTGCGCGGCTAAATTAGAGGGTGTTCTTCGCCCGTTAACATATAGCGATACAGTACCTTTATTAAGTCCAGTCTTGTCAACAAAACGCTGTTGACTTCCTTCGCAGTATTCCTGTATCAGTTCAATAATTCTATTTCTTGAATTATTTTTTGCCGTATCCAATATTTTATTAATCTCCATATTTCATACCATTCCTCGCATCCTATTATAAACAAAAAGACTAAAAGGAACAACGAAAATATTGTTTTGATAAATTTTAATGTTGACTTAATAGGTTGCAAATTATAAACTAAATTTATAAAAAAATTTATAAATACAAGGAAGTAAACAAAAAATGATTTTAAAATACGCTAAGTTGAGGGGGCGAATGATTGAAATGGGGGTGACACAAGCTGATATTGCTGAAGCTCTTGGAATCAGTAAACAAGCGGTCTCTAAGAAGTTTACTGGATCATGTGGATTTTCACAAAAAGACATTTTAAAAATTTGTGACTTATTGGATATAACTATCGAAGAGATAGGTTCTTTTTTCTATGCCAAAGAAGTTGCATTTTGCAAACTTTAAGGCAAAAAAATACTCACTGATTTAGCCTGGGAAACTTGATCAGTGAGTAATTATTCAAACTAGACGCGCACATTTTAACATACTATATGTTGGAATACAAGACATTTTAATCATAAAAAATAATATTAACCACACCAGATTTTTTTCAAATGCCTAGCAAGCGTCTTAGTAATTCTATTCCCTTTTATGGGTTGTCAAATATCCTGAGTTTTAGGAGAAAAAAATGAAAAAAAATTACAAATCACCAGAAGAAAAAATGATCCGACAGAAAATGTTGGAAAACGATATTGAGTATTTGACCGATTTAGCTGAGCTAACCGGAATAAATATTCAGACTTTGAAATCAAGAATTAAGGATCCTGGAACACTAAAAGTTTTTGAAATCAGGTCCTTAGACAGTGTGCTGCATTTTAGTGATTCAGACAGATTATTGCTAGTGAGAGGTTAAGTGGAGAAATGAAAAAAGGTTTGGTGGGGTTCTTATTAGGGGCCTTTGTGCTTTCTATGCCTATTCAGGCAAGCGCTAATGGCCTGTCTAATATTGATACGTCGGAATCTGACGGAATCCCTTTTGAAATAAGAGAATATGCGGAATTATGCGGTACTGAATACAATATCTGTCCTGAATTATTGGAGGCCATAGCCTATTCAGAGTCGAGATATACCGCAGACGCAACAAACGGCTCTTGCTATGGTCTTATGCAAGTAAATCTTACAGCGCATAAGGACAGGATTAAAAAATATGGATGGACTGAAGAAGATATGTCTGATCCTTATAAAAATATGATGATAGCTAGTGATTACCTGGCGGAACTGTTCAATGAATATGAAGATGTTGGCAAGGTGTTGATTGTCTATAACGGCAATACAAGTGCGCTTCCGGCGTATGAGCAATACGGAAAACTATCTTCATATGCAAATAAAATTCTTAAAAAAGCCTGGGAGCTGGAAGAATTACACAACAAACATGAGCTGACAAAATGAAAAAATCTTATCTTACAGGACTATCTTTTATTTGTTTTTTATTGGCGAGTTCCTTGGCGGACTCACCTAATATTTATCCTAGTTTAGTTATTGGTGCCATAGGGGGCGTAATTTTGGGTGCCAATTTGCTAATAAAAAAATAATCGAAGAAAGGAGAGGGGGAAACATGGATAGTCTATACGAGCTGACTAACGACTATTTGACGCTAATGGAATATGCCGATAGCACAGATCCGGATGATGAACAGGTATTTATTGATACTCTTGACGGTTTAGTAGGGACCATTGAGAACAAAATAGATAACTGCGCAGCCGTAATGAGTCATATGGAAGCACACAAGAATATGCTTGAAAAAGAAATTGAACGTCTACAGGCTAAGCGCACTGCCATTGACAACAACCAGGAGCGTATCAAACGCAGTATTTATATGGCTATGGTAGCAATGAATAAGCGCAAAATATCAACGGATTTGCATACATTCTCAATAAGAGGCGCCGGCGGAAAAAAGCCTTTGACAATCTGCGGTGATGTTCCGGACAACTACCAGAAGGTAATTTATGAGCCGGACAAAGCAAAGATCCGTAAAGAGCTTGAAGCCGGCAAAAAGCTGGATTTTGCTTTTTTGGCTGATCGTGGAGAATATTTGCACATTGACTAGGAGGGTTATATATGGCAATTCCGGTACTTTTAATTGGTAAATCAGGTTCCGGCAAAAGCGCTTCACTCCGTAACTGCGTAGATAATAATGATTTTACTGTAATAAACGTCCTTGATAAGCCTTATCCATTTAAGGGCCACATTGTAACTTTATCAACAGATGATTATGAGACAGTAAAAAAGGGGCTTTTACAGGCAAAGTCCAAGTCTCTAGTAATAGATGATGCGGGCTATCTTATTACTAACCAGTTTATGAACGGGCATAGTAACGCTGGCGCCGGTAATGCAGTTTTTTCTTTTTACAACAAGATTGGAGATCATTTTTGGGGACTAATTGAGTTTATAAAAAAATCTGTCCCTGAAAACAAGATTGTCTACGTGATAATGCACGAAGATACTGACGATTTTGGAAATATCAGGCCAAAAACTATAGGCAAGCTGCTTGATGAAAAAGTATGTATCGAAGGAATGTTTACTATTGTCCTTAGAAGCATAGTCCAGAACGGCAAGCACATATTTTTAACTGAGTCAGATGGTACAGACGTAGCTAAGACTCCAATAGGAATGTTTGAAACTACGGAAATAGACAATGATTTGTTTGCTGTGGATAAAGCAATCAGAGATTATTACGAACTCGATAAGGAGATTAAGAAATGAAAGAATTTAGCGGATATGCAGATGCAAAGAAGGCAGCACAGTACACGCCAGGAGAAAAACTTCCTGTAGGAGCGTATGTTTGTAAGATCCTTGGAGTGGCATTTGAGCCAGGCAAGCCAACACAGAAAGATCCTAATGTTATTGGAAGCGATTCTCTTATTGTTCAGTTTGACATTGTTGAAGGCGAACACGCTGAGTTTTTCAAAAAGCAGTATGACGCTAACACTAGCGAAGATAGAAAGTTTAAGGGAAGAACGACAATCTATCTTCCTAAAGATAATGGAACTGAACAGGATGGTTGGACTAAGACAGCTTTTGCCAGATGGACTAATGCTTTAGAAGAGTCTAACAAGGGCTATACATGGGACTGGGACGAGAAAAAATGGAGAAACAAGCTCATAGGACTTGTTTTTGGTGAGACCGGTACAGTGATTGAAGGTAAGGAAGTCGTATATACCGAATTACGCTTCCCGGTATCAGTCGAAAAAGTAAGATCCGGGAAAGCTCCTGAAGCAAAATTCAAAGCTAAAAATGGCTACACCGGAAATGGCGCTAAACAGGAAGATGGACCTACAGATTTTATGAATATTCCTGATGGAATCCAGGAAGAGCTTCCTTTTAAGTAATTTTGTTTTCAGGGGGACAAAATTATGCAGCCATTTGAGATAGATAATTTGCTTGATTCAATGGTTATCTTGGTTGATAAGAGGGAACAGCCAACGAGCCGCGCCCAAAAGAGATATGACACTTTTGGTGTCCCGTATAAAAGATGCACTTTATCTTATGGCGACTATGCTTACAATGCAAAGCTGCCTAACGGAAAGTGGCTACTTGATGATGAATCTACAGTTAAGCCTTTAATGGCCTTAGAGCGAAAAATGAACCTTGATGAACTAGCCAGTTGCTTTACACATTCCAGAGATAGATTTAAGCGTGAATTTGAACGAGCTAAAGAGAATGGAGCGAGGATCTTCTTGATTGTAGAAAATGGCACCTGGGAAAATCTCTTAAAAGGTTCCTACCGCAGTAAATTCAACAAGAATGCTTTTCTAGCTTCATTGGCTGCATGGATTGTCCGATATGATCTCCAACTTATTTTTTGCAAAGAGGAAATATCCGGGCGACTCATAAAAGAATTTTTATATCGCGACCTTAAAGACAGAGCTGAAAAAGGTCAATTTGATGATATGTTGAGGGACACATGACACAAGAATCTATAAAAGTTCTTACTAAAGAACAACTTTATGACAAGAATACCCTTCTTGAAATTTTTCAAGAAAAATACGAGTCTGACAAGGAATTATTACTGATAGCCTTAGAAGCCCGCGCAGAAGAGCTTAGATGTAAGACGGATATTAGCAAGCTCATTAAAGCATTCAAGCGTGATGCAAAAGAGATAGCCAGGAGCAACCACCAGAACAATATAACAATGTTCGGACATATTAATGGTGAATTGAATTGTGGCAACTGGATTGCAGACAATAATGGGATCCGTATATTGACGTTTTTAGGCGAAAAAATTGCTTGCTATCATCCAATCCTACCCGTTGAGAGACTTTTTAATATCGAGACTAAGACAGAAAAAATAACTCTTGCATATCTCAGGGACGACGAATGGAAGGAAATAACTGTTGATAAAGGACTTATAGCTTCATCTACAAAAATTGTTAAATTAGCGGATTATGGTGTAGCTGTAACTTCTGAAAGTTCAAAGGCTATGGTCCAGTTTTTATGCGACATTGAAAACATGAACCAGATACCTATTAAAAATTCAACAAGTAAGTTCGGCTGGCATGGTGAAGAGTTTATTCCTTTTGACAGGAGCATTGTTTTTGATGATGAATCCAGGTTTAAGGAATTAACTGAGTCGCTAAAAGAGCGTGGCAGCTATGATATATGGCTTGATATGGCAAGGAAAATCCGAAAAAACAAAAAACATTACGAGCCGCAACTATATATGGCTGCTAGCTTTGCCAGTGTGTTATTAAAAAAGCTCAATATGCTGCCATTTATCGTTAATCTTTGGGGCAGTACCGGTACTGGCAAGACGGTAGCCTTGATGTTAGCCGCCTCAATATGGGCCAATCCTAGCGAGAATAAGTACATTACAGATAGTTACTCAACACAGAATGCTTTTGAAATCAGGCTTGATATTCTCAACCACCTTCCTTTGATGATGGATGATCTATCAAAAGTTAGGGATAAATTGAATGACAACTTCACTGATTTAATTTATCTTTTATGCTCCGGCAAAGGTAAGGACCGCAGTAATGTTGATCTTGGCTTGAATAAGGTTAAGACCTGGCAATGTACTATTTTATCCAACATGGAGAGGCCACTTGCCGCAGAGACAATGCGCGGCGGTGCTATCAACAGGATTTTGGATTTTGAAATGCAAGACGGATATATTTTTGAGTCCGGAAATGCGGTAGTAGAAATTCTATCTGACAATTATGGTTTTGCCGGTCCTAGATTTGTTGACTACCTGAAGGGTATTCCATATGAAACACTTCAAATTAAACGTAGAGAATTTGAGAAGTTGATTAAAGAAGAGGCAGAAAAACAAGGTTCTGTCAAAGAGGAAAAACAAATACTTCCTTTGTCTGTCCTTCTTTTAGCCGACAAAATCGCTACAGATTTAATTTTTGATGATGGTATTTACCTGGATATTCCTACAATGGTAGCTAACCTTAAGGACGTCAACGAAGTATCTGAGGGTAGAAGGGCATATGACACCATTATTGATTATGTGAAAGTTAATATTAACCGTTTTTCTGAAGTTAATAACAATGGCGAATGCTGGGGCTTTATTGAGGATTATTACGTCAATATTAATCCAGCAGTATTAAAAAATATTGCTTCTAAAGAAAATTTTTCAGTAAAAGCATTTTGTTCATGGGCCAAAAAAGAAAATCTTCTTAAGAGCAATAATGACAGGAGCCAAAATTTAATTACCAGAAATAAGCGCACAACTAGATATTACACAATTAGACTTGAACCAGAGGAAAAAGAGCCTGAAACCCTTGAAAATACTGACGAAGATGGATTTCAGGACGCTACTCAGATGGAATTACCATTTGAGTAAAAATTACACAATTACACAAATTACCACCGAAAACAAGACCCCTATTAATAGAAAATAAAAAAATCGAAATTTTCATTTTTTTATACTCTACACGTATCATTGAAGTTTGTGTAATTTGTGTAATTTGTGTAAATGAACAGTGTTTATCTGCGTTTGGCGGTTTTTAAAATGTGTAACTCATGTGTAATTTGTGTAATTTTTGAGGTCAAAAATGAATAAGAATGAATTTATTGAACAAGTTCAAAAGCCGTATCAAGATTTATGGAAATGTTTAGTTATCGTTCAACAGGCTTGTGTCAATGATTCACAAGAATATTGGGATATGTATATGCGCGAGGCTGAACGATATTTACAAAAATATCCGGGGAATCCGTTTGCATATCGCTGTGGAAGATTTCTTCTTGATTGTGCAGATGATATAAAAAAATTGAATGAGGGGGAAAATTAAATGAGGGGGTATAGAACACCAAGCAAAAGATCACCGTACTATGTTGATCCACCATTATACGTCCATGCAATAATTTGGTGCAAATGTTATCCGATATGGAAAAAAGAGCTGCAAACTTTGTCAGATAGCAGCAAGGGTATTGATTATTCAAAGGAAAAAGTTCAATCAAATTCAGATTATGACGCTACGGCTGAAATTGCCATGAAGCGGCTGGAATTGGAACACAAAATAAATCTCCTGGAAACAACAGCACGTATTGTTATGCCAGATGCACCGGAATACATGATTAGAGGCGTGACAGAAGATGTGACTCCTGAAGAGCTGATAAGGGCCGGTATGCCTTATTGCAAAAATCTTTTTTACTTAAGGCGCCAGAAATTATTTTATCTCTTATCGAAAAGGATTTAGCTATGGGAAGGAAGAAAAAATGTCCTTATGATTGTTTTTCCTGTCCTTATGAGGATTGTATTTCAGGAAGCGACGCAAAGATTAACAAGAAGGATATTCAGAAACAGTATCAAAAAGAATATCGCGAAAAAAATGAGGATCATGTTAAAGAGCTGCAAAGGCAATGGGCTATTAACAATCGGGAAGCTATCAGCCTTAAAAATCGTCAAAAATGGCAGATGATAGCCAACAAAAAACGCAATACTTGTTGTCAATGCGGAACAAAATACCGGAAATCACGCCAAGTAATCAAGTACCACAAGAAATATTTTTGCTCATATGATTGCCTGGGTAAATACATGGTGGAAGAAGCAAAGTCAAAAGAGCTGCTTAAGTTTGAAACCTATATAGCAAAGGGGGAAACATGGGAAGAAAAAACAATGTTGCTGAAATGACTATATACGAGCAGATAGACCGCATTAGAAATCAAGTGTGTAGTTATGCTTGCAAGTACATGGATCATGCTGAAATCGAAGCTATGAAGTATGTTGATGATTTTGAAAAACGGTGCGAGATTCAGGGCGAATTATACGAAAAATGCGAAGATTGCCCGTTTAAATTACTTGGTGAAGCATGAAGTTATTTGTTAAATATTCAAACAAGCCGCCTTATCTTCCGGAAGCTGTAGCGGATAGCAAGACAGAGTTGGCTAAAATGCTGGGAATGTCCGTAGACAGTGTTATGTCTAGTTATTCTCACAAACGAAAAACTTTTATTGAATTGGAGATTGAAGAGAATGCTGAAGATAGGTGACACAATTAAATGTTCAGATGTTCAAGACATGGTTAATCATATGGAACTACTAGCAACAATGGGAATTGAAACAGATTTTTTGTATGAAAAAGATTCAGAGAAAGGATATTGGCTAGTTATTACGAATATCGAACGATAATGAAATTGCTTTACATGATACTGATACTTATTTTGCTATGGCTGTATAGGAGGGATTACAGATGAAATCATGCAAAAGAGAAATATCAAAAGAAATTTATGATCGAGCTGTAGCCAACGGAGGAATAATTACAGGAAATGATTATAAAAAAGTATTCACACCACAAGAGTATCTAGGCTACGGTGTCTATTCTCAGAGAGTTACCAAAGAAAATGATAAATACTATGCGCAATACGATATTGGTGATACTTGCGACTGAGGTAATCATTAACAATGAATAAACTATTAGAGTATTTAGGAGGATTTATATTATTACTTCTATATATTTTGGCAATTATATGGCTTGGATTTAATATGTTTTGAATTGTTATTGAAGTATTTGCTAATTAGCCAGAAATGGCTTTTTAGATATATCTACCCTGGAAAATAAAATTTTAAGGAGGTTAACCCAACTAAATATACCTCAATCCAGGGTAGATATTATAAATATATAAATCAAAAGGAAATAAAGGGAAAAATGACAAACGGAGAAAAAATAAAAGCAACATTCCCACATTATGACATAGAGGTATACGAGCATAAAGGTTATGTTAGGGTGTTTTATAAAGATTTTTACATAACATATCCGTTAAGGTGGTGGGACGCAGAGTATGAAGAGCCAACTACTAAGAATGATTCAGAACATAACTTATGCGATTCCTGTATAAATTACAGATGCGAATTTCAATCTGGCATTGTTAGGACAAAATGTGCTTTTTATATGCCTCCAGTAACACCACAAGAGACGAGATGGATTTTAGTTAGTGAGAAATTACCTGAAGAACATATTTGTGATGACGGATACCACGAACCAAGTAAATCAGTATTAGTACAGATGAAAAGTGGAGCAATGCACACGGCACGATATTGGAGCAGATATGACAAAAAATGGCTTGATTTGAATTATCCGACTACTGATGAAGTTATAGCATGGATGTCATTACCAGAACCCTATAGTGAGGTAGAAGAATGACAAGAGAAGAAGCAGAGAAGTACGCAGATAATATGACATATCGTGATGCAATAAATAACCTTATGAAAGCAAGGTCTATTCCATATCGCAAGGCAACATTTATCAAGATTAATGAGTTGTTAAAGGCATTAGAGCAAGAGCCTATTCTTGACAAGATAAGAGCCGAGATAGAAAGCATTACTCCAAAGGCACATATTCGTACAGGAAAACTAAGTATTGATACTGAATTGATGATACCGCTTGATAGGGTGCTTAAAGTTATTGATAAGTACAAGGCAGAAAGTGAGAGTGATGCGTAATGGCAGAGATATGGAAAAGCATACAAGGGTATGAGGGTCTTTATGAAGTAAGCAATTTCGGTAATGTCAGAAGCCTTGATAGAGTTATAAGGTCGAAGCACAACGGTACAACGTTAAGAAAAGGACGAATATTAACTCCGTTTTACGAAGAAAAGAAAGGCTATTATCAAGTGAGCCTATCTAAAAACGGGAAAAATAAAAAACACAGAGTACACCGATTAGTTGCAAGTGCATTTTTGGAAAATCCGCTTGATTATACGGACGTAAACCACAAAGACGAGGATAAGACAAATAACAATGTGGATAATCTTGAATGGTGTACTAGAAAATACAATAACAATTACGGAACTAAGCCAGAGCGCACACGAAAAGCAATGATAGGCAATACCAATGGTAGAAAAGCATGGTTTATTAAGCGAAAAGAGGTAGACAATGGCAAATGTAAATAATGACGTAACAGTAACATTATCTCAAGAGGACAAAGAACTTCTGGTAAAAGCTATAAAAACGTGTGAACAGATTGCAAAGAATTGTAATTATAACTGCGACATGTTCATTGATGCAGGTACAGTATTTGCTGAAATATACGACGAATATAAAAACGATAAACTTCCTACAGTAATACATTTGTATGAGTGAGGTAGAGTATAAGCATGAATAACTTTGATTGGGGTAAGACGTTTGGCAGATTTTTTATATCATGGATAATAAATGATGATTTCTTTGGTATAGCAATAAGAATTGGCAAAGAGTATGCAGATGATGTTTGTTGTGGAGTGTATCATTTTACAATTCAGATAGGTTACGGACAGTTTACCATAGGCATTGCAGAAAAAGAGGTATAGAAGATAGGAATGACACAACTAACACAGGAAGTAATTGAGCGTGATTACTGTCCTCGTTGTCAATACTATATAGACAAGCAATTTATCTACAAAGATGAAAATATACAAATGAAAATGGGTACAGTAAAAGATTGTAAATTCCATACTGATACAAGTTGGATATGTGATTTCAAGGAGGTAAACAGTGGGAATGACGGATAAACAGAAGTATTTATATGCTTGCAAGTATGCAATAGAGCAGTTGAAAAGAAAAGGTAGTTGTTCATTAGCTATGGACATACATAGCGATAATCCAATAGTAGTGAAGTGGAAAGATGTACTTGATTGGATTGATGAAGAATATGACAACGATGAAAAGTATGAGGTAGAAGATGGGAATGTCGATTGAGGAAGCAATACCAATATTACATGATATGTATAACTATTACAATGATACTGACATTGATGCTTATGTAGGTTTCGACAATGAAGATAATAATGCTATAGAAACAGCTTTAGACACAATACACAAGTATCAGAAGATAGTAGAAATATTAAACAGTGCATCTTACAAGGAAGATGGCAAGACATATTCTTATACCTATGATGAAGATTCAAGGGTTAAGCATATAAGACAGGTGGTAGAAGATGGACAAAACACTATTAAAGACTAAATTCATGGATATTTATTTCAGCACATTACAGATTGGAGTAGGTGTATTCTTTGCTTCCGAGTATAAAACATTACACATTACTCTATTTGTATTAGAGTTTTGTTTTTACTTTGGGAGGTATTAGAAGATGGTAGCAATTAAAGACTTTGAGATGCCAACAAATTGTGAAGATTGTCCTTTTTTTTGGGGTGAAAACTCGAATTGTGCTTTAGGCTGTTTTATTCCATATGATTATGACCGTTATGCAGAATCATATAAAAACGAAAAATGCCCTTTAGTAGAGATTAAGGAGAATGAAGATGGAAGAACAGATGTATGAGATATGGATAGATAAGACAAGGATAGCAGGGTTTATGCGTATTGATGATGCACTATTATTAGTAAAAGCATTGTATGACAAGTATTATATGGAAACTGATATGGAAGTAACTATTAAGCCTATGGCGAGATGCAAGGTTAAGGAGAATGAAGATGCGACTAATTGATATTGAAAATATAGATTATGTTGGATTAGCAGACTCGTTACATTGTCTTGAACATTATAAAGGTGATAAAGTGAAGTGTGTGATTTGTGCCCAAACAGTAGAAGCAATTCCAAAATCAGAATACGAAGCAAGATTAAAGGCTGATTTAAAGGCTATTCTTGTTGAGTTGCAGTTGGAGATACATGAACTTGAAAATCCATACCCACATGATTTTGACGACCTATTGCCACTAGCACAGCATAATGCTTTTTATGATGCAAAGTCTACAATTGAGGACTTAGTAGATGAGAGAATCAATGCAATAAAGGGAGATCAGGAGGGGGAAGAATGAGTAAATGGTTAGAAGAATTTAACAAGTCCAATCAATCCAGAATTAACAAACGTATCGAAAAACTTAAAGCAGAAATTCAGGAATACAAGTGGAACTACCGCGATTTTCCTTATGACCGCTATTTAAAGGCTATTGAGAGGCGCGAACAGGAAATAGAAGAGCTGGAACGCTTCGGCAATCCATTAAACGCCAAACAGGAAGTTGACGACTACAAAGAAGAGCTTGACCGTATGAAGAAGATCCTGGGGAATATTCACTACTTATCACTTAACATTGATCCTTGTGATCAAAAATCAGATGCTAATGTTCGCAAGCTTCAGGGAATAACAAGCCAGTATGATTGCTTTGATTATGATTTTAAAAATCATGCTGATAAGGGTATCTGGTAAATAAAAATAAAGCCTCTGGAATGATGATCCAGGGGCCTTTTATTTGTCCTATTATGAAATTGTAGCACCTGTTAAAAAGTGGAACCTATCAAGCATATGTCTAGCTTCTTGATGCAGCTCTTTATATTCCGGGTAAAGATCATTGACTCCCTGGCCTTCATCAGCCGCGTAGTATAATGCGCATTCAAGCTCTGATAATGCGTTAATAATTGTTTTGTTATAATCTGCTCTCATTGTTTTGTTCTCCTTTGATTTAAGTATTGTATTGATCGTAGCCAAGCCAATCTAAAAGCTGTCTACGGCTATAATTTGTTAGGTCCTCAACCTTATCCCATAACTGAGTAAATGCAATCATAGAATCAGCATAAATATGGCCGTTTTGCTCATAAAATGGTACACTGTGCAGCTCTAACATTTTTGCTATTTGTTGATTAGTCATAAAAAACCTCCTACTTAAGCAATTTCACCTTATCAATTACCTTCCCTTGGCTTTTGGGATCTTCTAGCAGCCTTTTGGCCTCTGGATTTTCTGAATCAATCCAGCTCTTAACCCTTTTACCCTTAAAGGGGCCGGAAAGTACAGTGTATTCAATCAAAAATGTTACTTGCATTGTTTGTCCTCCTTATGGTTTTTATTCCGGCAGCCTTAAACTGTCTTATAACGTTATCAAGTTTGTTTCTAAGCTCTAATAAATCTTTGTCGGTTTCTTCTGGATCAAAGTCTTTTCGTATCTCTTCCAGGTTGTAAAGCATTTCAGGTATTTCGATTTCAATTACTTCCTTTGGATCTTCGTAGCATTCCCAATATGGGTTATAGTCGTTAATAAAATCTATATAAGCTTTTACAAGTTCGTCCATTTTTACACCTCCACTGGCATATCAAAATAGCCGATAGCCTCAAATAATTTTATAGCGCCGTTGGCCTGGGCCTTCGTAAGTCCTGTGGACCAGATAAGCGGCCATTTTTCGCCGACATTTTTCATTGATACCTGGCAAAAATCATTATCATGATAGTTAAGCTCTAATCTATAAGGGCCGTATGTTTTGATGATCTGTTTCATGGTTCCTCTTTTCTGCCGGTTTAAGGGTTGCCGGCTCCCTGTGTCCTATCAAGCTGTTAATAGTTTCTTTACTACTTCCGCAGCCCTTCGGCCGTTGTCGGTGTTCTGTCTCTGCCAACGCATATTTCTTGGGGACCATTTAAAGCCGTTGTGCTTCAGCTCGTTTATAATTTCCTGTTCTGGCTTTCCGTCAAATTCAAAACAGATTCTTCCGGCCTCTTTATCTTCGTATAAATTCCAGTCGTCGCCGCTTTCTTCGGTTGCTGGTGCTTCCTGTAGCCTTTTAAGCTCTTCAATTCTCTTCAAGATCCTTGTTCGCTCCTGTGACATATTGGATGATCTATAACCAAGTGCCGGTTTATCAACTCTTTGACCGCCTTTTACAAAAATTGTGCATACTTGATAATTTCTTTCCCATTCAGGGAGTTTAGCTATCATTTCCGGGTTGTTTCTGTCTGCCTCTGTGAAGCCTTCAGGAATGCGACAGCCGTAATAATGTTGTGCTTTTGTGATAATTCCGGCTTTAAGCTCTGCGTTAAATTCTTTTTGTGCCTTCTGGAATGCTTCTTTGACTGCTGCATAATTGGCTTCTAGCCTTTCTAACTTCTTTGTTAATTTCTCGATAGCCTCCGGATCACTGCCGCTAATTGGGTGATCCTCAAGAAGTATGTAATGCAATTTATATCTTGCATCATCCAGTGAGATATAATTCTTTCTGTTAGCGTCCCAAGCTGCAATCTGCTTTTCCTTTTTCCTTGTTGGGAAGTTTGCAGGACCGGCGATCATTACAGAAGGGCATCTGCAACTAATTTCATTGTCTTTGTTGATATACTCCGCGAATTTTCTTGAATAGTAATTGATATAGCTCTGGACCTCTGTTATTCTTTCCGGCTCGTCAGTTATAAAGCGGCTTTTTCTTGCGTATTCTTCCGCGATTTCCAATAATGACTCCATTTGTCCGGTATATTCTGCGGTTGCTGTTCCTGGCTTATAGTCTGAAAAGCTGCACATTTCCTTTGCTCTTCTTGCTGTCTCTTCATTGATTCTTTCAGGGATATAATTAAACATGTTTATTTTCTCCATTTCTCCGGCAGTCTTTAGCCGCTGCCGGTCGGCTGTTTGTTAGTGTCCTATTAGATAGCCTCTGCCAGTTTAATCAATTTATTGAGATTAAAGCGGTTATTTGCTTCCAGCTCTGTTTCTGTGCTTTCCTGTACTATGTTTACACTGTCGTTATTGTTGGGAACTGTATAAACTGAATGAAAATATTTTCCGGTTCCGTTATAGTATTTAAAATAATAAACACTACTAATTGTTTTTATTTCTGGTGTTTCCTTAATGACTTTGTATAATTTGGGGTATTCATCACCATGCGCAAAGCCGTATATATATTGATTTAAGTGGATTCTATAACCATTCTTTGTTTCTATTGCGCTAAGTTTTAATAAATAATCTTTTTTTAAATTTCTGCTCATTGTCTCAACCTTTCTTGCCTTCGTAACCTCCGGGGCGGGTGTCCTATTTACTTATGCCAGTTATTAAAATATTCAATCGCTTGATCTCTGGTTTCGGTGATAACTTTTTCCTGGAATAAATCTTCAATCAGGATTCGACAGCTTGTATATGCTGGAAGTATTTCATCCGCCGGATATTCATAATCAAGTATCAAACTTGCAAAACCTCTGGAAGCTATACACTCATTTTTTGGTATTAACATTTTTATTCCTCCTTTGTCCTATTATGCAGTTGCTTTTTCCTTTGCTGGCTCAACCTGTGAAGCCTTAAAGAAACTTGCTTTTTTCATGTAGTAGTGACCGCCTTTTGTTACTTCGTCGCCTTCCTTGGCTTTGCTTCCGTCGGCGTTAATCATGATTGCGTTCAGGTTGTCGGCCTCTTCTTTTGTCATTTTTTCTTTTTTCTCAGTCCACATCCAGATCATGAAACTTGCGATTGCTTTTTGTCCTCTCTGTACCTGGAAGCCTGCTTTTTTCCATTCTGCATATGTGTGTATCTGTTCCGGCTCGTCTATTGTCTCTTTTACTTTCTCGCCTTCCTCATTTTCATATTCAATAGTGATTTTTCTTCCGGTTGTTCCTATAACTCCATCCTTCATTAAATCAACTGATTCATTAAAAATTATCTGTGCGTTTGTCATGGTTTTGATCTCCCTTCTTATATGGTGCTTCTATCCGTCAGGCCATACCGCTTAAAATTCTTTTAATGATCTGCCGTAGCTCTGAAGCAATTGTTTTTGTTTGGTGTGATTAAAGAATAACACTTTGCGCAAAGTATTTCAATTATCAAATATGCAAGAAAAACGATCTATAAAAACCTAAAACCTTTGTGCAAAGTGCACTATGCGCAATGTATTATAATCATGGTAAAATATAATCAAATACAGTAAAGAAGGGAGTTTCCACCAGATGGAAGAGAAAAAGAAATTCAATAAACAAAACTATGACAACCAGTATATAAAAAACAATAAAGATAGAATTAACTTTGTCATGGATAAAGGAACAAAAGACCGTATTAAACTTGGAGCCGATAAGCTGGGCCAAAGTTCAAGTGAATTTATACGTGAAGCAATAGAAGAGAAATTATATAAACTTGGAATAGAAAAAAAGATAGTTGTCGAAGATCCTTCACTTAATCAAGATCAGGAACACCAGGAACCAGAAACACCAAAAATCTAAAATAAAAATAAATCGTGTGAACCTATCAACAATTAATTTAATAAAATAATAGTGTGAAGAATTGAAATAACCCCTCACTATATTTCATATTCAAAAACCCCATAAGCCAAGAAAACCAAAAGAAAAGATCATTTACAAAAAATGGTCTTTTTTTATTTCTTCTATTTAAAGCAAAAAAATCATATCTAAAAAAATTGGAGATTAAAAAACATGGAAGAGCTGAACAAAAATAAATTGAATAATCCGGAAAGCCTTCCAGAAGTTAATCAGGAAATAAAGCCGGAAGATCTTCCAAGGTTGCCGGATGGAAAAATAGATATTGAAAAAATAGCAATCAGGAAAGACGACAAAAACAATTATATTGTTCCGGATAATATATTTGATACTTATTTTAGAGAACTACCAAAAGGAACGAAAAACAGTTCCGGAACCTGGCGAGCTTCCAGTGGTGGAAAAATTAAAATATTAGGTGGAAATCCTGAAGAAGATCGAGCTATACAAAAAGCCGGAGGCGAAGCAGTACAAGCAACGTTAAAGCAACGGCGAAGTTGTAGGGAAATATTAGAAGAATTAAGCCGAAAAGCTGCTAATCCGGCTACATTAGAACGATTAGGACTAGAAACAGGAACAAGCAATCTGGAGGCTGCAAACTATGCGCAGCTAGTGAAGGCCCAGCAAGGCGACACAAAAGCAATGGAGTATATTCGAGATACAGTAGGAGAGAAGCCGACTGAGAAGCTAGATGCAAATATAACGGCCTTGACTCCGGAGGATAAAGAGCTATTACAGAACGTCGAAAATAGATTGAAAAATAATGATCCAGAATAGGACAGACCACAATATATAGTGTTTAGTATATAAATATCACTATAGCCGAATAGCCAAAAAGCCAACAAACCGCATGGCTAAGCCATTTGTTAAAGATTGAAACTGTTCGCAAAATCGTTGTTTAGCGAATAGTTAAAATAGAATAGCCAGGACCAGCAGCCCAGCCGAAGAGGAATAGAAGCAGCACCGGAAGAGAGTAGGCGCCTACACTGTATAGAATATTCTACAGAGTGTAGGGCATACCGGATCAGCAGCACCGGCACCGTCCACCCTCCCCCCGCCGCGCCGAGCGGCCAGCTCCCCAGCCGGGACTCCTAATGCCTACCAAAATATTTTTTCAAAAATCAAAAGTGTTAACACTAAAGGAGATTAGACAACATGGATGATAAAGCATTTCAGATAGTACATGATTATATCGAATCACATCTTGATAAGACAGATAAAATTCCTGAGTATGAGCTTTATATTGTTTGGAAAGCAAAAGCTTTGCAGAATTGGAAGTATCTGATTAGTAGCACTTTGACAGATGGTATGTACTATGAGCTTACATATAACGGAGATAAAGAAGAGTGGTATTTAGATGCTTATAAGAAGTTTGAAAATAAAGTAATACCAAATAATTCAACAGTAGTTTTATCGTAGTCGTTTTCGGTTTAATGGTAAAAAATGAATTTGTTTCATCTTTAGATAAGAGCGTGAGTATTCATGTTTTTATACATCTCCTTTGAATAGGGATAAGTTACCCGTATGAGCGCTGCTAGGTGTTATAGCCTGGTGGCGTTTTTTGTACCCTCCTGACAGGG